TTTCTGGTTTTCTTTGTTTTTTTATTTCTTTTATATGCGCTAAAAAACTTTTTTTTCTTTGATTTGGGAATACAATAATAATTGCAAAATTTTGAATAATAAACACCACTTTCTTTTTTTGTTGGTTTATAATTCCTATTTGATTTTCTAACATTTTTAATTTTTTTTCTTTTTGAATCTCTATTTGTTGGTAATGATAACCCATCCTTATGACTCCAAAATTTATTATTATCTTGTCTATAAAAATGATATGTTTTTTTGGGATGAATAAATAACGCACCTTTATATTCGTTTTTTTTACACCTTTTCTTTGTTTTTCTTATGTGTTTATTGTCTAATCTTATCCTTCGATCCATATTTTTACATGTATAATATTTTGAATTTCCAATATCATCAATCCCAGCAACTAAACCTGGTTGAGCTTTTAAAAAATTACAATCGGTTTCCTTTGTCTTTTTCATATGATTTTTACAAATATTTACATATCTTTTATTTATTTTGTCCAACATATATGAATAACAATTATGACTATTTTTTACATATTTTTTGGACCATTTTTTTCTAGAAAATCTAGGCATATTAATATAATATTAGATTTTTTTTTTAACATTTTAAAACATTTTTTTGTCAAAGAAAAATATTTTAAAAAATTGATTGCTATTTTATCAATAAAAAAAAGGTATATAAAGATAAAATAATAATATAAATTAAAAAATGAGTATTACTAAAGCAAAAAACTTCAACCCTTCCAACGTCACCTACAAGAAACCAACCACTAACAAACGTGGTGGTAAGTCTGTTCAACTTCAACTTAATGGAGAACCTCTTGTACTTCAAATTCCTCTCATGCTTACATGGGGTGTTAATGAGAGAGTAGATGAAGATAGTGGTCGTGTTTCATATGATATGGCTCTACAATTTCAACCTGAAAAACACAGTTCTATTTTAAAGTTCCTCGATGCTATGAAAGGACTTGAACAAAAGGTCAAAGATGATGCTATTACAAATTCAAAGGAATGGTTCGGAAAAACTACTATGAGTAAAGAAGTTGTTGATGTTCTTATGTATCCAATTCTAAAATATCCAAAGAAAAAGGATGACTCGGGTGAACCAGACCATGATAGAGACCCTACACTGAAGCTTAAGGTTCCATATTGGGATAATAAATTCAGCATTGAACTGTATGATATGGAAAGTAAATGTATTTATCAAACAGTTAAAGAAGGTGAAGATGGACCTCAAGGAAATAAAACCCCGGTTGATCTTGTTCCAAAAGCTTCTCACGTCAGTGGACTTATTGGATGTACTGGTCTATGGTTTGCAGGTGGAAAGTGGGGTGTAACATGGAAACTTATTCAGGCAAAGGTCAGACCTCCCCAGAGACTTATTGGGTCTGGAAAATGTAATATGGCTGAAGATTCTGATGATGAGGAGATGCAAGAACAGCTTAATAATGTTGATACAAAGGACAGTGATGCAGTTGTTGATTCTACACCAACACCAGCTTTTGAGGATGATGATGAAGAAGAGGATGAGGTTGTTGTTCCTGAGGAGCCTGTTAAGAAAAAAATGAAAAAAGTTATTCGTCGCAAGAAGAAGCCTGTTGAATAAGAATTGAAAATAAAATTTGTAAAATAAAATTTGTAAAATAATTTTTATTTTTTAATATTTAATGAATATTAAAAAACTTATTAACATGAATTTACACCAGATGAATTACCACCTCTAGAAGATAAAAATCTCGCCTGTTCACTTGTAGCACAAACGCATCCGTGTTTATTACTATATCCACTTTGATTATCCTTACAACAATCTTTTGAAAATTCATTTTTATCAAAGAAAAACATATTTTCAGTCATACTTTTACTAGGGGCTACTTTTCTATTTGTTTCATATGAGCTTCCTATTTTTTCATAATTATCCATTACTAAATTTGTTATACTTCCTTCTTTTCCCAAAGTTGTCAACCCTTCTTTTAATCCGCATTTCATGCATCCACAACTGGATGTTCCCATTATTAAAAAAATTAAAAATAATGCTCCTAAAACAAGTTTTATACTTACTTTTTTCCCAAACAATTTCATATATATATATTTTAAATATTTTAATTAATACATATTTCTTATAATTTATTTTTTTCATTTTTCCTTTTTTCTGTAGCTTTGTCTAAAGCTATGCCGGGAGCAGCAATAACATCGGATACAGATGGTATTGAACCTGTTATTTTATCAAAAACCCCTTTTTTTTTGTCACCTCTAAGTCTCATTCCTTCTAAAATATTACAATCTCTAATTGCACAATAAATTATTAAACCCATTAATATTCCAATCATTACACCTCTTCTACCTAAAATTTTTTTAACTTTTTTTATCATATAATAAATAATTATATTATATATTTTCATATGAATCTAAAGCGTCTTCATTGTCTTTTGTACCAATTATTTTCATTACATTTAAATCAATACCGTCATACATTGAATTTAATGAATTGACAGTTAATATAAAAATTATTAACACTGTTACATATATTACTGTCATAACAGTAGCTGTTTGAATAAATCCCCAAATCCAAATAGACAAAATCCATAATAATAATATAAGAGCTAACGCTATAGCAAATATTTTTACAATCATTTTTAATGTTAAATTTATTAAACTTAGTGATAATTTTAAAAATGTTATTATTTTATAGTAAAATATAGTTAGCATCATCGCCAATTTTTTAAAAATAATTCCAATTTTATCAACCATCATTACCAATGGTAATAGTGCACCATATGAACGTTTTGTAGCACTTTCGAATTGAAAACCCATTATACCAATAAAAAAAGCTTGTAATTGTCTAATATTATTTACAGAAGTTAACATTGTCATGAAAAAATTCAATAATACATTATAAATTATTTGAATTGGTGCTGTGAAAACCTTTGTTATATTTTTTAATATATTAAATAAACATCCTGAAAAATTTTCTTTTGTATATTCGGTTTTATCTACTCCTTCTGGTGCATTTATAAAACCAGCAAACGGAATTACACCCGGATGACATTTCATACGATTCCAATCTTTTTTAATATCAGTTCTGTTTGATAACATCCAGTAATAAGAAAAAAATACAAAAAATGTCATCGTAACAATTAACATTATTATAAATGATCCACCGTATAAATCAAAATATCCCTTTTTTATATATAATTTATTTATATTATTAAAAAAATCGGTCATATATATAAATAATAAATTAAAAAATATTTTATTATTACATATTTAATGCTTTTTTCACGGGATCTATATTAGTCTTTGTGAAAGAAAAGACACCCTTCGAACTTGACTCAAACATATAAACTATTACAGCTGTCAAAGAAAGTGTTTTCATAACAATTGCTTTGATTTTCATCATTATTATTTGAAATCTTATCATTAAAGTTAGAAAAATAGTTAACATATGTTCCATCAGAAATCCACCCAAAAAATTTGAAAAACTCCCCATATCCCTGACACTGTTTAAAGAATTCATCAATGAACCTGCTAAAACATTTGTTGTTTTAGAGGTTGCTTTCAATGGCGCCAAGAATGTACCCATTAAATCACCCGATGAACTTGCTAAACACTCGGAAAAATTACCTACAGTGTCAGTACCTTCAGGACCAACAAATCCAGCCAACGGCATTACAGAAGGGTCGCATCTATATTTTTGCCAATTTTCTTTTACTTCTGTAATTTTACCAAGCATTACACATACAGAAAATCCTATAGTAAATAAAAAAATAATAAATAAACTCATGGCCATGTCTGAAAATTTCATAATAAATTATACTTTTATTTTTATTTTATTTAAAATTTTAATGGTATCATTTTTGAAAATCTTAATTTATACATTATTTTTCTTCTAGATTTACTTTTTATCCTCCTTTTAATCTTTTTAATTTTGTTACTCTTTTTACTTTTGTTATTCTTTTTACTTTTGTTACTCTTTTTGTTACTCTTTTTGTTCCTCTTTTTACTTTTGTTCCTCTTTTTGTTCCTCTTTTTACTTTTTATTTTCTTTTTTCCACCAGATTGACTTCTCTTTGGAACATTACTATCAAATTTTGCTTGTTCGTTTGCCTTTTCTAAATTATATTCTGCATTTAATTGTAAATTATCCTGTTGTTTGTCATTAGATTGGACTACTGCAGCACCACCAATTAAACCTTTGTTTTTGTTTGTACTTTCTTTCATCATTGATATATAAGAAGGTTGGTTTTTCATTATATATTTATTTGATAAAAAAAAATATAAAAAAATGAATAAGATAATATATATATATGGATTCTAAATTAAGAAATCATTTGAATAAATTGGTCAAAGAATATAAATCAGAAGAAACAACTGAAAAAATTAGAAAGGTTAGACATAGTGAACTTATTTACAAAGATGTACAAATATTACTAAAATTAAAAAAACAATATCCTCGATTGGAAAAAAGCAATAAAGAACAATTTAAAAAAATTGCAACAAAACATTGTACATTTTTAGTTGAAAATTATACGAACATATTTGTCCAAATACTTAAAAATAAATTAGATTTAAAATTATTGTTGAAATTTATTAATATTTTGGAAGAAATTGAAAATGGTAAAATGGACCAACATGAAGCATCTTACAAAGTAGGGACTATACTAAAAAAATTATATATTGACTCTGCTTTGACAGATGAAAATAAGAAAATAATTAAGAAAAAACCAATCAAGGTTAAAAATGAAATTTCTTGGAAGGATTTCAAAAAATCTTTGTAATTCTAATAATTCTGGATAATTACTTCCATCGCTTTTGAACCAGGGTTCTTTGAATTTATTGCCCTTCTACACAATTGTTCTTCAATATTATAATCACTAAACTCTTTTTCTATTAATTCTACCTTTGCATTATGAAATAGAAATTTACACTTTAAACTTTTTACAATTTTAAATAATTTTTTGTGGTTTTCCAAACCAAACCCTTCTTTAACATATCCTACAAATGAATCATTGTTTTTTGGAGCATAAGGTGGATCTAAATATACAAAATCGTTTTCTTTTAAATTTTTAATAGAATCACTAAAATCTTTTACTTCAAATGTTACGTCTTTTATTAATTCTTTTACTTTATCCATTTCTTCACCATTTATAAAGCTTGGTGTTTTTTTATAATTTCCAAATGGTATGTTAAAACCATTTGGACCTTCTCTATACATTCCTCTAAATCCTGTTTTGTTTAAAATAATAAACAATGCTGATGCTTCTACGGATTTTTTATCAATACCATTAAATTCTTTACGAATCCAATAATAATAACTTTCTTTTGATTGTTTTGCTTCTTCCAATGTTTCAGGTTTTCTATTCCCTTTTAATTTTACAATACCATCGTATATATTTTTATACTTGGTTATTTCTTTTTTTAACCTTTCTGTATCATTTTGTATATTTTTATATACATAAATCAAACCTTCGTTCTTATCATAAGCATGTACATTTCCTTTGATAATAATTTCTTTTTTTGACAATACAGCCAGTAACACGCTACCACCTCCCAAAAATATTTCATAATAGTTTTCAATGTTTTTAGGGATTTTTTCCAATACTTTATCAATAATTTGAGTTTTTCCACCAACCCATTTCAAAAATGGTTTTTGAATACTCATAATTTTATATATGTTTTTAAATTTGGTTTTTACATCAATCAATTTTTTATAAGTTATATATTTTTATTATTTTTACCAAAGTTAACAAGTTCTCAATTTTTTAAAAAACAAAACTTATTTAGAAGCAAGTCAACAATAATAATATTATGAAACTGTTCCTATTCATACTAATAAAAATATTGCACATAAGTCATGCAAACACAAATAGTTCCCAAACCCCCAAAATAGAATGTGTATTTGGAACAAGAGATATAATTTTTATTTTTATAATTATTATACTTACACTGTTAATTATAATTCGAGAAATTAAAAGAAAATGTATTGAAATTTTTTTATACGGTGACAATAGAGTAAGTGATAATGATTTTATTTTTGAAATACCTAGAATAAAAAATACCGCAAATTTAATTATTCCAATTGATTCAACCAATATTACTGTAGAAGTTGTTCCTGTTAAAAATTGATAAAATTATTTAAACACATTAAATAATATTATAATAAAATGAAATTAGTAATTGTTGAATCCCCCGCTAAATGTAAAAAAATAGAATCTTATTTAGGGGATGGTTATAAATGTATTGCATCATTTGGTCATATAACTAATATTAAAAATGGATTAAAAGATATTGATATTCAAAACGGGTTTACACCAAAATTTTCATTATTGGAAAATAAATCTAAAAATATTAATGTTTTAAGGAAACAAATACAAAAAAGTCAGGAAGTTATATTGGCTACAGACGATGATAGAGAGGGTGAGGCTATTGCCTGGCATATTTGTAAGGAGTTTAATTTACCTTTAAACAGTACAAAAAGGATCATCTTTAATGAAATCACTAAACCCGCACTGAAACATGCAATAGAAAACCCCAAATTGGTTGATTTAAATAAGGTTAATGCGCAACAAGCTAGACAAGTTTTAGACCTGCTTGTTGGATTCACAATTTCCCCTATTCTTTGGAAACATATTACTAGAAAAAAACAACTATCTGCTGGAAGATGTCAAACACCTGCATTAAGAATTATTTATGATAATGATATTGATATTAAAAATAAACCAGGAAAAATAGTTTATGTAACAAATTTGAAATACAAAGAATTGGATTTTCAGTTAAATAATAATTTCGAAAAGGAAAAGGATGTTGAATTATTTTTAAAAGAAAATATAGATTTCAAACATGTATTAAAAGTTAAAAATGGTAAACAAGATATTCAAAAAAAGCCACCAAACCCATTAACCACTAGTGTTTTACAACAAAAAGCTAGCAATGAATTAGGATTTTCTCCAAAAAGAACCATGCAAACAGCCCAAAAATTATATGAAGGTGGTCATATTACTTATATGAGAACCGATAGTAGTAAATACAGCGAAAAATTCATTAAAGATTGTACTAAGTTTATAAAAAAAAAATATGATAAAAAATATGTTTCACAAAATGTTTCCAAATTATCTAATAAAACAAAAAAGAAAAAAGATGGACTATCGCAAGATGCGCATGAAGCTATTCGACCTACTCACATCGAAAAAGAAATTCTTGAAAATATGGATGTAGGGCAAAATAATCTTTACAAATTAATTCGCAATATTACATTAGAAAGTTGTATGATTAATGCGGTTTACAAAAATGTAAATGCTTCTATTACAGCCCCAAATAGTTTATTGTATAAAAATAATCAAGAACAAGTTGTCGAACCTGGTTGGAAAATTGTAAGAGGGTATAAGGAAGTAAATCAAGACTATATATTTTTATACAGCAAACTAGATAAAAAACTTATAGTAAAATATAAATCAATTCAAAGTGTAGCACATTTGAAAGATAAAAAATGTCACTTAACAGAAGCCAGATTAATACAAATTTTAGAAACAAAAGGTATTGGTAGACCTTCTACATTTTCAAATATTATTACCAAAATACAAGATAGAGGATATGTTAAAAAAATGGATGTGTCCGGTAAAAAAATCACTACAAATGATTTTACTTTAATTAAAAAAAAAATTGAAAAAAAAGAAATTACTAAGGAATTTGGAAACGAAAAAAATAAATTAGTTCTTCAACCTACTGGTAAAATTGTTATTGAATTCCTTATTAAACATTTTGATAGTTTATTTATTTATGACTATACTAAAAATATGGAGGACCTTTTAGACGAAGTTTCAAAGGGTCGAAATCAAAAAGAGTTTATTTGTTCTTCCATTTATTCAGAGTTAAATAAATTATCTAAAAATATTAATAGTAATCATAGAGAAATGTTTCAAATTGATGAATTTCATGTGTATATGATCGGAAAATACGGACCGGTTATTAAAAAAGAAAAGGATGGGGAAACAACATTTATATCTGTTAAAAAAGATTTAGATGTCGAAAAAATTAAAAATAATTCGTATCGTCTTGAAGAAATGATTCAAAAACAACAACAACACACTATTTTAGGAACATATAAAGACAATGACGTTTATTTGAAAAAAGGTAAATTTGGATTCTACATTAACCATAATGGTAAAAATTATTCCATTAAACATATTAAAAAAAAACCATCACAAATTAAAATAAAAGATATTGAAGATATTTTAAATGGGAAAAATACAAATTCAAGTGTTATTTTACAAGTTAACGATGATATTTCTATTAGAAAAGGTAAATTTGGACCTTACATATTTTATAAAAAAGAATCTATGAAAAAACCAAGATTTTTAAAACTTAAAAAAACATGGAAACAATATGATAAAAACGAATTGTTGGACTGGATTATAGAAGAATATAATATCTAATAAATATATATGGATGCTATTATGATGCGACCAAAATTTGTTCCAGACAAGAGTAGTAATATATTACTTAAGTGTCTTATATGTGTAGCAGTTATACTTTATTTGTTAAATATGACCATTCCTTTAATTGGATTTGAAATTTGTTCATATGTTGCAATTATTCTTTATTGTGTATTAAAAGTTATGATTGGAAAATCACAAAGTGATTTTTTTGATTTGGTAGGGTTTGGGTTTGTTCTTGTTTTAGTTATTGAAAGTATTTTACTTATTCGATTTGTAATTGATAACCAAGTATGGATTATAGAAACCGGTAAAGACAAACCATCTAAATATACAAATTTTGTGGAATTCTTAAGGTTAATATTTTTATCACAAGTTTTATTGTTACAAATTAACAATGATAAATATCCCCTTATGGCAATTAATATTTTACTTTTTGTATTTTGGATAACAACATATGTTATGCTTATTATTATGTTAGATAAACAAAAAATATTTTAAGGTATTAAAAAGCGAAATGTTAAACCATACTTTTTTTTATCAACCCAAATACCTGAAATCTTTAAAACTACATCTAAGTCCCTTATTTTTTCACAATCTATATTCTTATCATTTATTACTATTTTTATATAATTTTGAATAATTTGTTCGTTTATTATAAAATTTTGTTCTCGATTTATTAAAAAAGGTTTATATTTGTCAAGTATGGTTTTTTCTATATTATTTATTTTTTTTATACAATCTTCATTCCTTTTTTTTGGAAATAAACATTTTAATTTATTAAAATATTTGTTAATTTTAATATTATAAAACTTGAATTTTAAATAAATACTATTCAATGTTATATTTTCGTCTGAATATTGTATTCTATAAAAATCAGAACCTTGTAATATATTATTTTCTTGTTTTTCGTTTAAAAATATGTTTTCTTTATTTAAATTATTTATAATTAGATACATTCTTAATTTATATAATTATTATATTTCTAAATTGTTTGTTTAATAAGAATTAATAATAAACCTATTGTTTCAGGTGTCAAATCTATATCACTTTTCTTTATTGATTCAATTGCTTTGTCACATTTTTCTATACTGTTTAAAAATGATTTTTCCCGCAGGTTCAAAAACTTTTCCCAACATTCAACAAATAGTGGATATTTTTCTTCCATTTTTTGCAATTTTATTCTTATATCGGTTAACATATTATCCATTATACATGTTTTTTTTTAATCTTTAAGTTTAAAATAGTATTAAAAAAATAAAATTAAATATGTATATGAAATTAAAATGTTTTGAAACAACATTTCATGATTATATTAATAAAAAAAATAATTTACATCCGTATTTACAACCTATTTATAAAAGTATATTGGATATTAATAAGGAACAAGTATCAAAAAATATTATTTTTTATGGTCCTCCAGGTATAGGTAAATATACACAAGTTTTAAATTATATCAAACATTATAGTCCCTCCAATTTAAAATATGAAAGAAAATTAAAATTTGTTAAAAATAAAAGAGATTACATTTTTAAAATTAGTGATATACATTTTGAAATTGACTTTGAATTATTAGGATGTAATGCAAAGGTTTTATGGAATATTATTTATTACCAGATTGTCGAAATTATTTCATCCAGAACTAATAAATATGGTATTATTGTTTGTAAAAACTTTCATAAAATTCATAATGAATTATTGGACATTTTTTACAGTTATATGCAAAGTTTATTACATAAAAACATTAAAATTGATTTTATCTTTATTACAGAACAAATTAGTTTTATACCTCAGAATATTTTAAGTAGATGTTCGGTATTACCTATGAAAAGACCTACTAAAACAAGTTATAATAAATGTTTAAAAAATAAAATACCGAAAGACTTTGATATTGATGAAATAACAAATATTAAATTATTTAAAATAAATAATTCGATGATAAATTCAATAAGTGATAATACTTGTGATAAAATTATAGAATCCATTGAGGATTATAAAAATTTAGATTTCTTAAAATTCAGAGATTATATTTATAATTTATTTATTTATCAATTAGATATTAATGAATTTATTTGGAAAGTTATAAAATATTTTATTGAAAATGAAAAAATAAATGTTGAAAATTCTAAAAATATTTTGTTGAAATCCCATTTATTTTTCAAATATTTTAATAATAATTATAGACCTATTTATCATTTGGAGAAAATATTATTTTATATATGTAAAGAGATTTATGGTTTATAAGTTGTCAAAATGTTAATGTAAATGTTTTAAAGGGTTTACATTAATTACTTTAATATGTGTTATGATAATTCATGTAAGAATTTATTAGATGAATTAATATTATTTTTATTTGTTCTTTTAATATTTTGTACTTTTTTTTACATTTCCTCTTCCAACACAGGAAAGGAATTTATCGGCAGTTTTAATATTATGTTTTTCTTTCTCTTTGCTACTTTATCTTCTATTAGAATGTGTGATTATGGTCCTTTTGATTGGATGTTAAAAATTAGTGAATGTTGTCGTAGATATCCAGAAGATGAAAACCCTGTTTAAATTAATAAAACTATTATTTAAATATTAATAACTAATTTTATTCATGAATAAAAAAAAGGCGGTTAGAATACTTAATTTAAAAGTTCCATTTCAAAAGGGAGACATTAAAAAAGCTTATTATTCTTTGGCTATTAAATATCATCCTGATAAATCTATACATGAAACAGATAATAATAAAAAATTTTTAGAAATCAAAGAGGCTTATGAATTTTTAAACAATGATTTGAATTTAGATAGCGAAACGTTTGATGAACCAATTGATGATTATATTGAAATTCTCAAAAAATGTATTAAACTCATTTCTCCCAACACTAGTTGGTCAAATTTATTTATGGGTACAACCTTTAAAAGTATTATTAACGATTGTCAAAATATTTCATTAAAGATTTTTAAGGAATTAAACAAAGATAAAGCAATAGAAATTTTTTATTTCCTTTCACAGCATAAAAGTATTTTTAATATCCGAGATGAAGTTTTAGAACAAATGAAAAATATTTTAAAGGAAAAAAGGAAAAATGATAATTTGGTTATTTTAAACCCAACCATTGATAACCTTTTTGAGGAAACTGTTTACATACTTGATATAAATAATAAAAAGTACTATATTCCTTTATGGGCTAATGAACTATGTTACGATATTTCGGGCCACGACCTCATCGTTAAATGTATCCCCGAATTTGAATCGGAATTAAGGTTGGATGAATACAACAATATTTTTATTGATCATAAAATTGAGATTATGGATACTTTGCTTCATGACATCAATTTCACTTTGGGGTCCCACGTTTTTACAATACCTTGTTCTCAACTTAAAATTAAAAAAAAACAAACTTATTGTTTATATGACAAAGGTATTCCAGTATTTGATGAAACATCTATTTATAATACATCCAAAAAATCCAATATTTATGTGGATATTTATCTTTGTTAAATATATATGGGAAAGAGGAAAACAAAGAAAACAAATAAAAAAACAAATAAAAAAACAAATAAAAAATCAAAGCGTTTAAGAAGAAAAACATTAAAGAAAAACAAATATCAAGATAAATGTGTTATGTTTTTCAAGAAATATCATAAAATTACTGAAAAAAAAGCACTAAAATTGTGCAAAAAAATGTTCAAGAAATAATTGAATAAAATTTAAATTCCCACACTTTGAAAACTGTAGTTCGCAAGAAAGTTTTGTTAAATTCCTTTAAAATATATTAAACAAAAAAGTCTAATATATTTTATAAATGCTAGATACTCATGTTAATAATATTAAAACTAAGTGGAAGGACGTCATTAAATCTTTTATAAATGAAAATCCCGATAAGTGGGCTACTTTGAATACTAATTTACAAAAACAAACCGAAAAATTAGATAATTTTCTAGAAATTTATCCCAAACCAGAAAATATATTTAAATGTTTTGATTTTTTTGATCCGGAAGATACAAAGGTAGTTATACTAGGACAAGACCCATATCATGGAGAAAATCAAGCAATGGGAGTATGTTTTGGAGTACCAAAAGAAGCAAAGTCGCCACCTTCTCTAAAAAACATTGAAAAAGAATTATTAGAGGACGTGAATAAATATATTAAGAATAAAAATTTATATTACTGGGCAGAGCAGGGTGTATTGATGTTAAATGCTTCCCTCTCCGTATTAGAACGTACACCAGCCTCACACATGAAACTTTGGCAAGATTTTACTACATTTATTATTGATTATTTAAATAAACAGAATAAAAAAATTGTCTTTGTAGCATGGGGTGCCTTTGCATATAAAAAGTTTTCAAAGGTTAACATTGATAAACATTATGCATTCGTTAGTTCCCACCCATCACCATTTAGTTGTAGAAAACAATTTAGACAATTTCCATCATTTTTAGGATCAAAACCTTTTAGTACAATAAATTCTGTATTAGAACACAAGATAAAATGGTAATAAATTGATTATTTTTATTATAAAAAATAAAAAATTATAAAAAATGGGAAATTTATGTATTTCATATTCCGATGAACTCGAAAAAAAATATAAATGTAAAAAATGCAATGATAAATTTAAAATTCATTTTGGTGGAAAATCACAAAGAAATTCATGTAGATATCATAATTATATAATTAAAAATAATAGTTGTTATTGTAACATTTGTAATAAATTTAAATTCGAAGTAATGTCTGAAAATTGTTATCATACAATTCATCTCTATCCAAATAGCTAATTTGTAATATAATTATATATATATATATGAATCTTATTTACAATGATGTAGAAGGTGAAATATTATCTTTTTTAATAAATAGTAGAAGTATGTTTGATATTTTTTTAATAAATAAGAGATGGAATAATTTATTAAAATCTGCAAAGTTTTGGAATACTTTTTTATTATTAAAAGAAAATCTACAAATGTTAAAAGAAGATAATGGTGACCATAAAAACCATTTTTTAATAGATAAATGGGAATATTATACAAAATGGTTACGTCCTGTAAATAATATTACATTAAATATAGGTTGTTACGTAGATGTATTAGATACGATAAATGTTTGGACAAACGGTATTATTAAAAATATAATTATTGTAGAAAATAATGAAAACGAACAAGTTAATTATGAAAAAAAATTTATTATTGAATTTTTAGGATGGAATGAATCTTTTAATGAAACTGTTAGTTATGATAAAATACGACCATTTGGTACAAAAACATTAGTTAATGAAGAGTCAAAATATGTACAAATTCAAAAATTAGATAATTATCATTGGGTGTTTTTAAAGAATGAAGGAATTTGGAATAAAGAGAAAATAAAATTTATTAAAAATGAAAAAGGAGAATTGACTGTTGAAATATATAATAATTTTGAATTATTTAAAAAAAAAGATATTAATGAAAAGATAAGACCATGTACCAATGCGTTTACTTTATTTTTTAACAAACAATTTAAAGGTTTAAAAAACAGAAACTTATTTCTTTAAACATACATACCCAGCGGTGGTCCATTGTTATCAACCTTTTTAATTAATTTTTTAACTATTTCTTCAGTTACTGTAAATGGGAATGTAACGTTAATTGATTTTTCTTTTTCAAATAATTGTGAATCTGGTTTCATCAAACGATATAAATTAATTTTTGTATAAATTATTTCAATACATCTTTTTAAATTTCTAACACCTTTTTCATTATCAGTTAAGTTATCAACAATATATCCAATTGTATCATCAGAAATAATAATATCACCTTCGTCAAATTTAACATTTTCTCTAATTTTTGGCATTAAATGTTTTGTAGCAATTACAATTTTCTGTTTTTTATCATAACCTTTTGTCGTTATTCTATACATTCTATCTTTCAAAATTGGGTTTATATTTTTTTCAACATTATAGCTAAATATAAATAAGCATTTGCTCAAATTAAAATCTATACTGGAAAAATATTTATCGTGAAATTTATCATTTTGCGTGGTATCTGTTAGATGTGTTAATATACCAGTAATTTCTTCACCCTTTGGTGTTGCGCTTATTTTATCTAACTCATCAAAATAAATGACCGGATTCATTGTTTTACTTTGGATTAAAATATCTACAATTTTTCCCCATGACGAACCTTCATATGTATATGAATGACCTTCTAGAAATGAACTATCTGTTGCACCTCCTAGTGCTAAAAATGCAAATGGTCTTTGTAATATTTTACTTATACCTTCTTTTACTAATGTGGTTTTACCTGTACCAGGTGGTCCGGCAATGGCAATTGCTGAACCAATTGACGATGGGTTTGCAATCCATTGTCCAATCATTTGTAAAATTTGCATTTTTGCATCTTCCAATCCATATACACAATCGTCTAATATTTTCTTTGCTTCTTCCATAAATGTGCTGCATTTATCAATACCATCATCAATAGTTAATGGTAAATTACTATATTTATTAAAAGGGATTCTCATAAATGTATCTACCCATTGTTTTACTTTATAATATTCTCCACTAGATGGATCCATGTAATTAAGCATATTTATTTTTTTTAACGCATTACTTTTAAATTCTATTGGGATTTCAGATTCTATCAATGATAATCTATAAGGTTTTTCAACATGTGTATGTTTTCTTATACATTTTAAATTTTCGATAATAAGATTTTGCTCTTTTAATGGTAATTTTTTAAAATAAACAAAATCATTTGATACTGATTTTTCTTTAATTAGATTTCGAAATGTTAATGAGTTTTTTTGTTTATTTTTATTATCTTCTTTTTCTTTTTTCTCTTTAATAGTTTTTTCATATGCATTTGAATATTTTTCAAATTTTTTAATTAGTCTTTTTTTACTTTTCCCGTTTTTTTTTTCATCGATTAAACCTTTTAATTCGCATAAAATATTTTCATATTCTTCCTCGTCAATAAATGATTTTAAATACTTTGACTCTACCTTTTTCCACCTTTTTTTATCCATTTTATCAAATTTGTCACTTTCTAATAAAATATCATATTTGTTATTTTTACATACTTTTGTTATTTTACCAACATATTCATTTCTCCATTCATCCTTTTTCACCAAAACCCTTTCTTTCAGTTTAAACTTTTTACACCCTTTGTTCTTTTTTAAAGATTTTTTTTTAATTCTATCCGACTTTTCTTCCTTTTCACTATCTTCTTCTTCTTCTTCATCTTCTTCATCTTCTTCATCTTCTTCATCTTCTTCTTCTTCATCTTCTTCATCTTCATCATAATAATTTTTCCCATCTTTTTCTAAATATTTTTTATAATTTCTATTCCATTCTTCATCTTCTTCTCTTTCCTCATCGATATAATATTCTTCAGAATTATCCAACATATCTTTATCTGATACTGTGAATACTATATTAAATTTCATTTTTTTTGGGTCAATTAAACCTTCTTCAATCATGAAATTTTCATATAATTCATGGTCCTCTTTATTGTTTGGATCATATTCATCCATTTCCATTACTCTTTTTTCCTCTTCAATTTCATCTTTGTATGATTTAGTTACCTTCTTTACTTTCTTCTTTTTTTTCTCACCTTTCTTTTTTTTCGATTTATTTAACATTTTTTTCATATTCTTCATTTGTTTTACTTTTTCACTTTGGTTTTTTGAAGGAAATAATTTTTGCAAAAATTTTTGATATTGCAAAGAATTATCAATTTCTTCATCTTCACAACCAGGTGTCCAATCACTATCGGAATCTGAATCATCACTATTTTCAAATTTTTTTTTCTCTAAAGTTTTATCTCTTTTTCTCAAATTGTATTTTTTTGGAGTTTCATTATCTTTAGTCATTATATTTATAAAATATAATTTTATTTATATACATTATTTTTTGAATTAATTTAATCAATTTTTTATTTTTAAAAATTGATTAAACAATCTAAATATATATTTATATTATAAAGAAAAATGGCAAATGTTTTTAATGATAAAAAAATGCAAGCATCAAAAATCATAGGAATTCAGTTTAGTGTTTTATCGCCAGAAGAAATTCGAAATACATCTGTTGCTGAAATTACTAGCAGAGATACTTATATTAATAATAAACCAGTTATTGGGGGTTTATTTGATCCAAGAATGGGAGTACTAGAACCTGGATTATTATGTCCGACGGATGGATTAGATTATATCAATACACCAGGGTATTTTGGACATATTGAATTGGCGCGACCGGTATTCTTTATACAATTCCTTAACACTATTCAAAAAATTCTAAGATGCACATGTATTAAATGTAGTAAATTACTAATTAATAAAGATAAACACAAAAAATACATTGATACATTAAAACATAAAAGTCGATGGGATAAAGTATTTAGTTTAGCAAATAAAATAGATAGGTGTGGTAGCGAAACCGTAGATGGTTGTGGTTGTAAACAACCACGAAAAATTTATAAAGATGGACTAGCTACTATTTTAGCTGAATGGGAAAATACTGATAAAATAACGGATGAAAATGGTGAGGTTAAAGATAAAATTATAATGAAACTTACACCTGAAATTGTAATAAAAATATTTAGAAGAATTTCTGATGAAGATATTACATTCATGGGTTTTAGTCCAATTTGGTCAAGACCAGAATGGTTTGTATGTCAAGTTTTAGCTATTCCACCTCCTGCAGTAAGACCATCTGTTAAAATGGATTCACATCAAAGAAGCGAAGACGATATTTCTCATATTATTGTAAGTATTATCAAAACTAATAAGGCATTGCAAAAGAAAATCCAAGAAAACGCAAAATCAAACGTAATTGATGATTGGACAATGGTTCTTCAGTATTATGTAGCAACAATGATTGATAATAAAATTCCTGGATGTGCACCTGTTGCCCAAAGGTCTGGTAGGGCCTTAAAATCAATTAAAGAACGGCTTCTTGGTAAAACTGGTCGAGTAAGGGGAAATTTGATGGGTAAGCGTGTTGATTTCTCTGCTAGAAGTGTTATTGGACCAGATCCTAATATTTCAATTAAAGAATTAGGTGTTCCTATTGCTATTGCAAAAAATATTACTTTTCCGGCCAAGGTAAATAATAGAAATATTAAATTTTTAACCACTCTAATGGTAAATGGACCTGAAACATATCCGGGTGCTAATATTTTAGAAAAGGGAACCGGTGAAAGTATTTCTCTTAAATATGTTGATAGAAATTCTATTAAATTAGACGAAGGTGATACATTACATAGACATTTATTAGAAGGAGACCCTGTTTTATTTAACAGACAACCTACCCTTCATAGAATGAGTATGATGTGTCATAAAGTTAAAATTATGAAAAAAGGTAAAACTTTTAGGCTTAATGTAGCTGTTACAAAGCCATATAATGCAGACTTTGACGGTGACGAAATGAATATGCATGGTCCACAAGATGAAGAAAGTCAAAGTGAATTATTAAATTTATGCGCAATCCCACATCAAATTATTTCACCTGCAAACAATTCATCTATTATCGGTATTTTCCAAGATTCTTTACTAGGTTGTAATCGTTTTACTAGAAAAGATATTGTGTTTGATAAAAGAACTTCTATGAATCTACTCATGCTTTTTAATAAAACAAATGTTGATATGTTCAAAGATAAAAAAGATACTTATTCCAATTTTGAAATATTATCACAAATTTTACCACCAATGTCTTGTAGAATGACGAATAATATGTATTGTGATAAAGAAAATAACCGGGAGTCAAATAATATTATTGAGATTGTAAATGGTAAATATATTAGGGGACAAATGGAAAAAGGTACATTGGGTTCAACATCTAAAGGTCTTATACATACTATTTTCAATGATTATTCTGAGAAAATGGCGTGTGACTTTATCGACAATATTCAAAATATTGTAACTGAATACATGAAATTATCTTCTTTTAGTGTTGGTATTAGTGACCTAATTGGTGATATTGAAACAAATGAAAAAATTGCCTCTGCAGTAAATCAAAAGAAAAAAGATGTTTATGATTTAATTCACCAAATTCATTTAGGGTTGTTTAAAAATAATACAGGAAAACCAAATAATATTGAATTCGAAACACAAATTAATTCTATGTTGAATAAGGCACAGGGTGATGCCGGTAAAATTGGAAGAACGAGTTTGTCTAAAGATAATGGATTTGTTATAATGGTTAATGCCGGTTCAAAAGGTAAAAATCTTAATATTGCACAAATGATTTCATGTTTAGGACAGCAAAATGTCGACGGTAACAGAATTCCATATGGTTTTGATAATAGAACATTACCACATTTTTCCAAATATGATGACACACCCGAAGCTAGAGGATTCGTTGAAAGTTCATTTATTCAAGGTTTGACCCCACAAGAATTGTTTTTCCACGCTATGGGAGGTCGTACTGGTCTCATTGATACAGCTGTTAAAACTTCACAAACTGGTTATGTCCAAAGAAGACTGATTAAGGGAATGGAAGATTTAAAAGTACATTATGATATGACCGTAAGAAATAACAAAGGGAAAATCATACAGTTTAAATATGGTGATGACCACATTAACCCTTCAAAAACAGAACAACAAGTTTTACATTTGGCTAATTTCTCCATTGATGAAATTTATGCACATTTTCAAATTCCTAAAGATATTAAGAAAAAGGGTAGTGTTAACTTTACAAAGGATGTTATTTCCAAAATGAAAAAAGAAAACACACAATTGAAAATTAAAACAAAACAAATGATTAATGCATATATCGAAAATAGAAAATTACTTGTTGAAAATGTCTTTAATTATAATAGTGAAATCAAGGTTTTTGTTCCAGTTCATTTTAAAAGAATTATAAATAATATTGAAAAATCACTTAATATAAATAAAAATTCAATGGTTGATATTAGTCCACTTGAACTTTACAAATTGCTCGATGATTATTGGAATATTCTCACGCAAAATAATGAACTATATGCACCCACAAAACTATTTGAAATTTGTTATTACTTTTACTTATCACCCAAAGAACTTTTATCTATTAGAAAATTTAATAAAAAAGCCATTTTATTACTTCTTGAAAATATTAGAAAAAGTTATATGAAATCTCTTGTTCACCCTGGAGATATGTGCGGAATTGTTGCAGCACAAAGCATTGGTGAACCAACCACACAAATGACTCTCAATACTTTTCATTTTGCGGGTGTAGCATCTAAATCCAATGTAACAAGAGGATTACCTAGAGTTGAAGAGATTCTATCATTATCACATAATCCAAAGAAACCATCGACAACCATTTATTTGGTTGGAGATGATGAAGCGGATAAACAAAAGGCATTGGAATTTAAATACCAACTGGAATATACATGTCTTAGAGATATTACTGATTCTATTAGTATCTATTTTGACCCCGATAATATGAATACGTTAATTAAGGAAGATACACATATTATGGAACAATATAGAGAATATCAAAATATTATGGAAGATTGTAATGGACCGGATGATGAAGATGACGCATTTTCAAAATGGATAATTCGTTTTAAATTTAGTAGAGAACAAATGTTGGAAAGAAATATTACGATGGACGATGTTCATTTTGCAATTAAACATGGTTTTAAAGAAGACACTAGATGTATTTATTCTGACTTTAATGATAAAAATTTAATTTTTAGAGTAAGAATAGCTAATAATAAAAATCTAATAAACAATAAAAAGAAATCATTGGACCAAGAAGATAAAATCTATTTGCTTAAAAATATACAAGAAAATATGTTGAATAATGTTATTCTTAAGGGTATTAAAAATATACCAAAAATTATTATTAGAAAAGTGACAAATAAATTAAAATACAAGGAAACTAATTATTTGGCCGAAACTAGTTGGGTCCTAGATACAGTTGGTAGTAATTTATTGGATACTCTTTCTTTAGAAAATATCGATGTTACAAAAACTGTATCAAATGATATACAAGAAGTTTTTGATGTATTAGGTCTTGAAGCCGCTAGAAATTGTGTTTATAATGAATTGGATGAAAGTTTTGAGAGTGATTATATTAATCATCATCATATGTCGATGTTGTGTGACAGAATTTGTGCAACAAAAAAAATGGTTTCTATTTTTAGACATGGTATTAATAATGATGATATTGGACCTATTGCAAAGGCTTCATTTGAAGAAACACCAGAAATGTTTTTAAGAGCCGCAAGACATGCAGAATTAGATTTGATGACAGGTGTTTCTGCAAATATTATGTGCGGGCAAGATGGATATTATGGTACGAGTTCTTTTGATATCATGTTGAATATTAATAAAATGACCGAATTAAGTAGTAAAAAATTAGAAGAAGATATGAATGTTGACTCTATACTGGAAAAAATGGAAGATGAGACTATTTATTGTTCTAAAAATAATATACAAATTAATGATAATGTAGATTATATTGATTCTAAAAATACAGGTATTGTTGATGATTCTTATGATCCTGGGTTTTAAAATTTAAAATTTAATAATATATTAATATATTATTAAAGATGATTTATCAAAATAAAATTTTTTATAAAATTATTATTGATATTTGTTTAAAGTTAGATAAAAAGGGATATATTATACATTTTTTTAATATTAAAAATTCTGATAAAAGTTTAATACAAAATTTTTATTCTATTTTTATTGATAATATTTTTTTGTCAACTGATGATAGTTACGAAGATGTTTTAAATGTTTATTGTAAAGCCAAAAATATTTTTAATTGTTTATCAAGATTTTCTTACTTGGTTAAAATAAAAAAAGCTTTGTATTATGATATTCAAACCGATTTGAATTTTAATGAATTATCTATTTATCCCGAAAATCAAAAAATTATGATTTTACAAAATAAAACAAAATATAATTTTAGATTAACTGATATTATAAATATTATTAAAGAAAATTTGTTTAATAGTTATGGTTTATTTTCAGTAGTAATACATCCTAGAAATCCATATACTAATATTAGATTTACAAAAACACATCTTACAAATATTTACATTAAACTTTTAAATTTAAAATTTGATATTCCTATTATTATTAAATTATTTATGATTTGCAATTTCAACATTAAAATATTATCTTATCAATATTTTGAAATTTTAAAAGATAACGCTATTACTCAATTTCCTGATAATTGTGATAATTTAATGCATGAAATTATAGATATGATTGAACAATTAAAAGAAAATATAAATTTTGTTTTTAAACCGATATATTTATCCCAAATAGAAATTTCTGAATTTTTAAATAAACTCAAAAGTCCACTGATATTGTTTTTAAGATCAAAATATTCCTCTAATCCAAATGTTAGAAATTATAACAAAAAAAATATTTTAAAGGTTTTAAATAGAATATTTAAATTCAATAAGTTCAAATGTATTTTAAAAAAAAATATTGATGTTTCTAACAATATTATTTTAAGACATAATAGCTCTGTTTTGTATCCGCGTGTAAATTTAGAAAGACCTCCACCACCACCACCACTTCTGGTTAATGAAAACATTAGATTGCGTCGTCTAGCTAATCCACCACCACCCCCTCCTCCTCCTCCTCCATTACCACCTTTAATTATACCATTATTAACTAGTCAAAATATAGTTAATGAAGAAGATATTTTTAGAACTGTTAATAATATATCAAGAACTCCGGATAGAAACAGAAACAACTATAGAAATTTACAGTTGAATCTATTTCTTTGAAGACGGTTTGATTTTCTTAAATTTCTTTGGATTTTTTGGATTATATTTTCTATATTCATCAAAATCTTTAATTGTTGCACGACTTTTTGTCGTACTCCAATCATCTTTCGTTAATTCTTCAAACAATTTACTACCAATATCATTTACATTTATTTCTATATTTCCTTTATATTGGATTATTCCAAAATCTGGTTGCTTTTGCCTTGATTGACTTTTGTTACATGAATTTCCACCAATTAATAATAAATAAAATTTTTGATTTATTTTTCCACCTATAATGATTGAATTGTACCTTTTTTCGAAACATGTCAATTTTTTTGGTGAAAATAAAATTAAAGGAATACTATAAAATGTTGTTATTGATATTAAATCGGATATTGTTATTTTATATGTTTCATTTATTATAATTGACTCCAATTTTTCACCATTATTGAATCGAGTTTTTATCTTTATTTTGTTATCATTATCCCATATTTTTAGTAATGTATCTCTACCATTTTCACTAGCCAAAAGTCTTTCATACGTTGTTATTAAAGACTTTTTTATGTCCACCTTTGATATATTTTCTTTTGTAAAATCTTCAATTATCATTTTTAATCCTCCCAAAACACAATTGATGGTACTTTTTAATTCTAATATTTTAAAATCATTTTCATCCATCCCCTTATTTACCCAATTACCTAATTTTAATTTTGGCTTTTTTAAAACACATTCATTATCCGAAATATGTTCTATTTCTTCTAGTTTAAAACTCTTACCTTTTATTTCTTTACCAACAATTTTTTTTGTTTTATCTTCATATTCCAATTCAAAATCATCTTTATATTTTTTACCGTTTAATGGTTCCGACAAATCAAATAATCTTTTTGTATTAATAAATTTAGATTTTTTATACGGTTTTATATCGACAAAATATTCATTCAATAACAAATCTTCCAGTAATATTATTTCACGGTCGTTTAATTTATAATGTATTTCTGTGAAAGAAAAAAACGTGCTTTTATCAAACAAAAATAATCTCATTTTTTTATATCTTATTATTTCATCACTGATTTTCAAAAAATAATACTCCCTATTATTTCTACCATTTATTAAATTTATTTCGGGTATAAATAATTTACAATTTTTACCACCTGATTTTGTTTCTGAAAATGTACAACATTTTTTACTACGACACGGTGTTTCATCTAAAATTCCGAAACATTTTTCTACCGATTCTAATTCTTCGTAATCCATATCTCCAAAGGTTGTAAATTCTATGTGATCTTGCATTATTTTAAATAACTTTTCACTTAATGATTTAATTTTTACACTATAATAGATACGATTGTCTTCTATTAGTTTTAATAAATCTAATCTATAAACATTATTATTATTCAATACTATTCTTAATGTATTTCTAAAAACATTATAAAAATTACTTTCCAATTTTATTTTCTTTATTACTATTTTTCTTTTTTTGTTTTCCGTTTTTTTTTCCATCATCATATTTTCATTATTAAAATAATCTTTGTAATATTCAGTATTGTTTTCTATTACCTTTAAACCGTCTGGTTCTTCGTCGTCTTTCCAACCAGGAGATGCCTCTTGATAAGGTGTTGGAATTACCGGTATAAATTGATTTGTTTGTGTTATAATACCAACTATCATTTTGTCATTTACAATTTTTATTTTTGGTTCACACAATATTTTTTTATTACTTGATTCATGTATTTTTTTCAATAACCCTAATGTAACATAAAATTCCGTTCCCAATTGACTATTTGGATCCTTTATTTCTATCACACCTAGTTTAACATTTATAGCAGATGGGTAGGTTGGTAAATATAATTTGTATGTTTTACCATCAGTTTCTATTTTCACATTTAACCCAACAACCTTCATATTATTATTTAAAACTTGGGTTTCAACTACTATTCCTAATTTTTTTAATAATTTTATTATTTCATAAGATGTTATATTTGACTGAAAATCATACTTTTCATTATATTCAAATGGTTTACTTTTTAGTGTTTTACAACCGTGTATTGTTTTTTCAACTATTATATTAATAACTTTTACTAATTCCGGGGCATCTTTTTTTAAATTATTTATATCAAAAATTATTTTTTCTTCAATACCATTTCCTTTTACTTTATATCTTATTAAGGGTTCATAATAACCATTTAACGTATACATTATCAACGTTGGCTTTGATATATCAAATGATTGACCTGAATATAAATTGGTTGGACATATTAATTCTATTTTTTGCAATAAATCATTTTCTGGTTCTCTTAATATTATTAAATTACAACCGTCTTTAAAAAGACCACCGTCTTTTTCAGGTAAACATATAAAATCCCATAAATATTCATAATTTATTTCCTCTTCTTTATCATATATATATTTTTTAAATATTTGATATACATCTTCGATTCCTTCATCTGATTTTTTTTTAAATATTTTATATAAATTTCCATTTTGCAATTTTATAAATATTTTATCATTTAATCTTTTAAATATTTCATTTTTAAATTCCAATAAGGATAGATTTACTTTATTAATTTCATTATAATAATATCGCATTATTTCTAAAAAAGATTGGTTTTTATTTTTTTCTATCCCGACTCTTAATAAACACCACGTATTGTCTTTTAATCTACTGTCCGTAAATGTTTTTTGACACCTTTTTCTAGAATCATAACCTATAAATCTTTGTAAAATCAACGGTAAATAACCTATTTTGTTAATTCTTAAAGGAAATGCATCTAACAATGGTGCATTATTTATTTTACCTTTTTTCTTTTCATTTTTTGTTTCATTCTCTTTTTCATTTTTTGTTTCATTCTCTTCTTCATTTCTTTCTTCCTCCTTTTGATTACCTTCTTTTTCCATTTTTTGATTACACTTGTTATACCCTTTTATTTGTTTGGGTTTTGGTAATGGTCTTTTTTGTCGTTTACCACTTTGATTTGTTATTTTCGATAAATCTATTTTACCATCGGGTCCTATTTCTGCATTTTTTGGTAATGGATTCCCTTTAAACATGTATTTATATTTTAAACTTTCACCTGGTTTTTTTTCAGTTTTCTCTCCGGTTTTTGTATTTTTATATAATATTTTATTTACCATTTTACCATTTTCGTTTTTTGTTTTTTCTTCTATTTTTTCCCACACATTTTTATCTTGATCTTTATATGTCCTAGCCCCCATGTTACAACAAGGTACGCATAAACCATCCGGATGAGTATCGTTTCCATGTTGGAAACCGGGGTACATAGGTCTATAAACTAATAAATTATCTGTGTTTACTCCTTCCTTGTGTTTTTTTACATCTGTAAACTCAAATATTCTCTTACCTTTTGGTACTTTACCACTCTTCTTTCTTATTAATGAATCCCATCCTCCACATTCACCTTTATTTATTTGTTCAAATGATAAACTTCTCTGTTTTCCATTTTCATCAGAGAAACACCAAAATCTTGGACATATATAATGATACTTTTTTTTGGTAGTACCATACGTTATATGTTCATCGTATGAATTTATTTTCAACTCTTTATCTCTTCCATCAATATAATCTTTTTCATCTTGTGTTAAAATTACTGGGTATTGTTTATGTTGCCAAGGACATGACCTTGAATACATTTTAAAACCTTTTTTGGCTTTTATTAAAAATAAATTGGGCTCTTTTTTTCTTAAACGATTTAAAAAATAATTTTTTGATCCCGAAATATGAATATCCGAAAAATCAACTTCCATTTCTTCCTTATCTACCTTTTTTTTACTTATAATATTTTTAGTTTTTTTCACCACTTCTTCTTCTTCTTCATCTTCCTCATCAGAAGATGATTCTTCCATACCTATTAGGTCTTCAAACACTTCGTCCCCAAATCCTTCCACTATGTCCACAGCTTGAATTTCTTTTTTTTCAATTATATCATCTTGTTTTTTACCTTTACATAGTCTATTAACCTCTTTTTCATCTCTTTTTTCCATATTAAATAATAATCTAAATAAAGAATCTATAAAAATACTAATGAATTCTATATATTTCAAATCGGTTATATTTTCGATAACTATATCGGATAAACTTATAAATATTTGTTCCTTTGTAAGTTCCTTTCGATTTTTTATAGTAATTCTGAAACCTGGATTTGACAATATTTTTATTTTTTTATTTTCAAAAGTAGCAACTTCAAAGTTTATGTTTGTCATCCATGTATTATATTTTTCTTCTGCTGCTGATTTTGTTAATTTGTAATTTTCCATCAATCCTTCTATTATATTTGATAATAATATATTTTTCATCTTTTGAGTTGTTATATAAGCATTTATACTGTCCATAACATCAAAATTAGATACTCTTTTATAATTCATCAATATCTCATCCTTAGCAGTTTCAATATTTGTTGTATCAAGTTTAAAAACATTTGTAATGCATTTTATTATTTTTTTTAAATTAATTTTCTTATTGTTTTTAATTTTCATATGATATTCCACATTGTTTATTTCAATAAATTCATCATGTATGTTTTCATATAAATTGTAACTATAACCACTTTGCTCCAAAACTTTATTTATATTTACCAATATTAATGAATTTAACTTTTCCTTTATCAATGTGTTAATATATTCAACACTTTTGTACTTATCCTTTAAATCTATTTGTAATTCTATATCTCCATTTTCCAAAAAACCACAAAATATGTAAATTTCTTCACCATCTATTATTTTCCTTATCGTATATGTTACCTTTTTCCTATTATCTATTTGTGATATTAATTTTAGAATTTTTGTTTTTTTAAATTTATGTTCTTCATACAATTTGGGGATTTTTTTACCATTCTCGGATTCCCTTTC